GGCGATATGTACTTCGCTGACATCAACCGCTGCAACTACTTCGCTTCCCAAATATCCAAGAGATACGGCAATTACAGTTATTCTGCCTTCGTAGACCCGAAGGACAGAGTGACTGCCTATTGCATTCCCAAATACATCAACACAGAGAACGTGGAGGTCTACTAATGATTGATCCAGTGAGTGCCTTCGCAGCAGTCTCTGCGGGGCATTCAGCATTGATGAAAGCCGTCCAGATGGGAAAGGATATTAATTCCCTTTCGTCGGCAGTCCAACGCTATGCACAAGGTGAAGCCGAACTTCAGTTTGGTGCATCCCGAAAGAAAAAAGCAAAATTCTCATTTGCGGAAGACTCTGCAATCGAGAAGCACTTCAGAAAAGAAAAGCTCGAAAGTATGCGTAAAGAGCTACGCAGCATCTTCCAGATATATGGAAAGCCTGGGCAGTGGGAAAGGCTACAGGCCGAGATCGCTAATGAACGGGCAAGAATCCAAAAGCAACTCCAACTAGAAGCTATGCGTCGAGAACGCATTCAAGCTGCCATTGTTGTTTTCGTCATCATCGTCTTTGGTGGTGGTGGGCTGCTCTGGTGGATTGCGTGGCTGAAGGGGTGGATATGATGACCCCTGAGATGCTCAACAGATGGGCCATTTTGCCCAGATTAATGATGGCGACCTTCACGGTTCTCAGTTGGAAATCGTGCCTATGGTTCATGTTGCTCCCCGACCCCAGTCCCAGCCAGTCAGCTTACGTATCTATAATCACAGGCTGCGCTAGTGGGGCTTTCGCCATCTGGATTAATAAGGAAACAAAGTAATGTTAGAGGCATGGGTAATGGTGTGTCTCCTATCCAACCCTACTGCCTGTTTTGAAGCGGTTGACACTAGGGGACCATACGAAACCAAAAAACAATGTGTAGAGCGGGTCGAGGAAATGACTCGCCAAATCTCCACACTGCCTAACCACAAAGCAGTGGCATTCAAGTGTGCCGAGATCAAAGGAAGACTAGGAATATGATTCAAGCATTAATAGGGCCAGTGGCTGGCCTACTTGATAAGTTCATCGAGGATAAAGACCAGAAGAACGCTTTGGCCCATGAGATTGCCACACTGGCTACCCGTCAGGCTCATGAAGCCAACTTAGGGCAGATCGAGATCAACAAAGCCGAGGCTTCGCACAGAAGCGTGTTCGTTGCTGGCTGGCGTCCTTTCCTTGGATGGGGCCTAGCGACGGCCATGATATGGCACTTTGTCCTAGCACCTGTAGCCATGTTTGGTTTTGCCTATGCTGGTCTACCAGCCCCAGATTTGCCCACATTCGACATGGATAGCCTGATGACCGTACTGCTCGGAATGCTCGGCCTTGGTGGCCTCAGAACGGCAGAAAAGATCAAAGGTGTGTCGAAGTAGTGGAATTAGAGATTATCGCAATATTCTTACAGATACTGACCTTGTTGGCGGTGTGTGCAAACACGGCAATCAACATCGTCTACAGGATGAGAAAATAAATGAACGAACTCGTACAGCAACTCAAACGCCATGAGGGACTCCGCTTAAAGCCATACAAATGCACAGCCAACAAAACCAGCATCGGCGTAGGCCGGAACTTAGACGACATCGGCATCTCAGAGAAAGAAGCAGAGATGCTGTTACTCAACGACATCGAGGAAGCAAAGAGGCAACTAGCAGCCCACTTTCCGTGGACAGCAGACCTCGACGAGGTACGTTTAGCAGCCCTTATCAACTTCACCTTCAACGTAGGGATAGGGACAGTCTCCAAGTTCGTAAACGCAATGGCTCTGCTAAAGGACGGAAAGTTCGATATGGCATCCGAGGAATTCCTACAGAGCCGCTGGGCTAACCAAGTCGGCCAACGGGCCATCGATGTCACCGAACAGATTCGTACAGGAGAATGGCAATGAGTAGAGCATCAGAAGCCCTGCTATCCACCCTGCATGACGCCGTGGCCCAAGAGCTACTAGGGCGTGTTAGGTCAGGAGAGGCATCCCCAGCAGAACTTAGCGCAGCCATCAAGTTCCTAAAGGACAATGGCATCGAGGCTATCCCCTCACCCGATAACAACATAGGCAAGCTGATGGCCTCCTTGCCTGACTTCGGGGAGGACGTTGATGAGCAATCTGTCAATTAATAGGGGCGAGAAGCTCTCTACCGAACAAGGTGCCGGTCTGACTGAAAGGGGCCGCAAGAAGTACAACCGAGAGAACAACGCCAACCTAAAAGCCCCTGCCCCTAATCCTAAGACTAAAAAGGACAAGGGCAGGAAGAAATCATTCTGCGCCCGTATGAGAGGCGTCGTCAGAAACAGCGAGAACTCTGAGAGAGCCAGAGCATCATTAAGAAGGTGGAATTGCTAATGTCACTATACGAAAACATGAACAAGCGTAAGAAGGCTGGTACAAGCCGGTCCAAGAAGAAGTCTACAATTGACCCTAAGACCTACGCAAAGATGAGAGCTAAGAAGGGCGGCTTCGCTATCAAGAAAAAAGCTAATGCCTAAGAAAAGCTCTAGGAAGCCCATACAGAAGCAGGAGGGTCAATCTGGTGTAACCATACCCCAGACCCCTCCAGTGGCTCTCAGTGACCCTCTGAGGCCCATAAAACAGGACTTCCGTAAGTTCCTCTACCTTGTGTGGAAGGAGATCAAGCTACCAGACCCCACACCTGTCCAATATGACATAGCCCAGTTCTTACAGGACGGAGAGGCTAAGATATGCGTACAGGCTTTCCGAGGTGTAGGTAAGTCGTTCATTACGTCGGCCTACGTTCTCTGGGAGTTACTCAAAGACCCCCAGAAGAAGATACTGGTCGTATCAGCCTCGAAGAACAGGGCAGACAACTTCACCACGTTCACGCTGAATCTAGTGAACCAGATGGATGTCCTGAAGCACCTAGTGCCTAAAGACAACCAGAGGCAATCTAAGATCGAATTCGACGTATCCCCTGCTGAACCTGATCAGTCACCCTCAGTCAAATCTGTGGGTATCACTGGTCAGATCACAGGTACTCGAGCCGACATCATCATTGCTGATGACGTTGAGGTGCTGAATAACTCAGCTACAGCAGATATGCGAGAGAAGCTCCTAGAGAGAACCAAGGAGTTCTCGGCTATCCTCAAGCCTAAGAAGGAAGCCCGAGTGATCTACTTGGGTACACCTCAGACTGAGGACAGTATCTACAACAAGCTGCCTGAAACATTCACTGCCCGCATATGGCCCGCTCTGATGCCCACAGACGACGAGATGGACAAATATGGCTCTGGGCTAGCCCCATACATCAAAAGCCTGTCTACGGTCTCTGAGGGCGGTTCTATTGACCCTCTACGGTTCACCGACATGGACTTGGCAGAACGTAAGGCTGAATACGGCAAGGCTGGTTTCTCATTGCAGTTCATGCTGAACACGCAGCTCAGTGACCTTGAGAGATATCCCCTCAAGATACGTGACCTGATTGTCATGCACACCTCTGTCGAGAAGGCCCCTATGGATATCCACTGGATGCCTGACCCTGAGAAACAATGGAAAGACTTACCGAACCTGGCGATGGCTGGGGATCGCTTCTACCACCCAAGGAGTACCTCAAGTGACTTCGAGGAGTACACAGGATCAGTCCTAGCTATTGACCCTGCTGGTCGTGGTAAGGACGAGACAGGCTATGCTGTAGTGAAGATGCTGAATGGCTTCCTGTACGTCAGGAGATGTGGTGGCTTCCAAGGAGGGTACGACAACGACACCCTTACCAAGCTAGCCGAGATGGCTAAGGAGGAGAAGGTCAACGCTATTATCACTGAGGCCAACTTCGGTGACGGTATGTTCACTCAGCTCATGAAGCCCGTGCTGAACAAGATACACCCCTGCATGATCGAAGAGGTCAAGCATTCGACACAGAAGGAACGTCGGATCATTGACACCATCGAGCCTGTCATGGCCCGTCATAAACTGGTGGTGGACTCTAGTGTGATTGAAGATGACTACAGGACGGCTCAGGGTTACGACGCTGAGAACAAGTACACCAAGACGCTGGTCTACCAGATGACTAGGGTGACCTATGACCGTGGTGCGCTAAAGCACGACGATAGGCTCGACGCCTTGGCTATTGCAGTCAACTACTGGGTCGAGCAGATGGCTCAGGACGAAGACCGTGGCATGGCTGATCTAAGGAACAAGAGGCTCGATGATGAGCTGGAGAAGTTCATTAGGGGAGCTGTAGGTGGACGGGGGAAGACTGGAGTTAGCTGGGTGAATACTTACAGATAACTAAGGAATGAAAATTGCCACAAAAATCCGAAGTGGTAATATCGAGTGGGATGACAGCAAAATCCCCCTCTGGGGGGTCACGGGGGCGCCATGACGAATGACACCACCGGCCCCGCCTAGCCAAGCCGGTCACAACCCATGGCACGGCCCGAGCTGGAACCGTTGCCCCGCCTAGCAATGCAAGGGACTATTGAACCGATGCGACCCGATGAGCTCGAGCTGGCCCGACGCCGAGCTGGTCGGGTTCCGTGTCTCTGTTTTGTGTTGGGTATTTTTTTCTTTTGGATAACCCGAGGCCAACCCCCATCAAATTAATAATACTTACATATGATTAAGGGCTTTGTATCTGTTGGCATTCTGTGGTACAAAATAAGGGCAGGGCAATCACGCCCCGCACCAACAAAAAGGAATTAAACCAATGCGGAATGTTTACCGGATGTATTGCATCAATACCACCGTCGGCCCAATGACCGCCGATGATTTCACCTACTTTATTCAGACGGCTTATGAAAATGAGCTGAATGAATTTTTCGGCATGTAAGGGGGGGACAAACTAATGATTGCATTCACATTGAAAGCCCTTGTCATCCTGTCCTACTGGACCCTTGGCTGTCACCTATTCTTCACTGACCATGGTCTACCCCGTTACATATACGGGGGGCTTATGAATATACCCGAGGCCATCGGTCTTATATTCATGGCCTTTGCCCTGTTCGTCCTGTTCTTTTTTGGCCGTAATCGTCGGGGGGTCTAGTCATGATTTTATCTGATACATCACGCCGAGCTATTGAGAACATGCCGAGCGATATCATAACTGACGGGGATGAATTCGCCATTGTGCAGGATATTTTTGCAGCCCTCACAAATGCCGACCTGAGCCCCAAAAACCCAGCCGACGCCCTAGCTGTTCAAAAGCTGGGCCGTGCTTTGAGTTTTCGCCACCCCTTTTTCTCACACGATATCGAAAGGTAAACCGATGACCATCAAAACAGAATATATCGACGTTACCCCAACATGGGAAACCGCCGCCGCAACCCTTGCCCATGTAATGAGGGACGGAACCGCCGAGGGGCAAAAGCTAGCAAGGGCCGAGCTAATCCGCATGGGCCAGCTAGTCGATAACCTACAGGCCGAGCTTAAAACCATGAAAGGGACCAGCTAATGATTAGGGCGCAATTCATGCTCGAGCTGGTCGCAATGCTTACTATCACCGGCCTTTTTATCTGGGGGTTCGCTAGCGGCCCGACCCATAGCTGGGGCTGGCGGGTGATTATCTGGTCGGCTGAATACTTACAGATGCAGGGGGCCTGATGATGCAATATTCAATTTACCCGACACGGGCCATTGATAAGGATACCGCCCGTTTCCTCGAGGGACTGGAACAGCTAGCCGACCAATGGGGCATAGACCTGACCCGAGACCTAAAACACAGCGACCAGATAGACCAAAAGATGACAAGAAAGGGGCCGAGCTATGGATGGAATAACAACAATAATTGAGGGGACCAGATATCAGAAAAGCAAAAAGCCCCTTGCCGATTACCGGCACGACGTTCTGAAAACTAGCAGCAACAAAAAGCTGAAACAGAAAGTGACAAAAGGGGAATTCAGGGGTTACAAAATCAAAACCCTCACCCTCGAGGAAAGGGCAACCTGTTGGTCGGGCTGTTCACATTGGCTCACTTGCTATGGCAATAATATGCCCTTTGCCCATAGGCTGGAACATGGCCCCGAGCTGGAACGCCGGATATCTGCCGAGCTGGGGCAACATTTTAGCAAGCCGAATGCGACGGGGTTGCTGGTACGTTTGCACGTGCTGGGGGATTTTTACAGCGTCGGATATGTCCGGCTATGGGACGCCCTTTTGCAGCTCTATCCTAAGCTGGCAATTTGGGGGTATACCCATAATCACCCCGACTGTGACGACCCCGCCATTGCAGCTATAGGCCAAGCCATAGCCGAGACCCAAGCCAAACATGGCAAACGCTTTGCGGTTCGCTGGTCGGATAGACCCGAGCTGGACTATTCAGCCAATAGTGCCGAGCTGGATACCCCCGAAAAGGGTCGCTCTATCATCTGCCCCGAGCAAACCGGCGGGGCTGGGGGTTGCGCCAATTGCGCCTTATGTTGGGAACAGCCAAACCGTAACGTGATTTTTCTTACCCACTAACTTACATATGAAAGGGGCTTACTGATGAGCTGTAAAAACACTGTAACACTCTGGACGCCGAAAGGTCGGGAAGTGCCATTGCAATGTGGCCGGACCGGCTTTCATGGTGAGCTGGTTCTTTGCGACGAATGCGACCGGCCAGCAATTCGTCGGCAGATTTTAACTAACAGCGACGAACCCGAGGATATTGGGTTTCAGGATAGGGGATAACCATGGGCCAAATAGTCGAATTAAAACCCGATTACATAAAGGGCATTCATGCCGCCAAAATGGAAGTAGCGACGGGGGGTGTTCCTGATATCGACCATGCCCTGTTCATGTTCCAGATAGACCCCGCCGACACTGAATTCCAACGGGGCTATCACGCCGGACTAATTCAGGTTTACCACCAAAAAATAAAGGGGGGTAAAAATGCGGTTCAAAAGTAAAAATTTCAAATTGCTAAAAGCAAAATGCGCTCAGATAACCCGACGAACGGACCTACAGGTGACACTGGAATTCAACCCGACCTATTCGCCCTTTTCATGGCAAATAAAAATCGGGGACCATTATCCCCAAAATTCTAATTTTACAGCTCAAGAGCTTGCCCGATTTATCGACGGGTTTGTTATTGGCTATCACTGGCAAGAGGATAACCGCTAATGACCAACATAATCCAAAACCTACAGCCAAACGTCGGCCACCTAAAACTGACCCGAACCATGCTGGATAAACATATAATCGATGCAAACGCTAGCGTTCAAAAGCTAGCCCTAATTTTAGGGGTCGATATGGCAAAGCTAGCATTCGGGGAAAAGCTCGAGCTGGTCGGGGAATATACCGACGGGACGCCCTGTAAAATCCGATTATATCGAGCGGCAACCCGAGGGGACAAACGGGTCTCAATATCGGGGCTAAAACAAAGGGCCGACGCTGGGGACGATATCGCCCTAAGCTATCGGCGAACCGATGCGGGGGGCTTTGTGCTGGTTGTAAATATTACCGCCGAGCTGATGAATAAAAGCACCCCGAACCAAAACACAATACAGGCCAAACGCTGGGGACTAATATGCGAGAATTGATCAGCGACATAGCCGCTTGGCTGGTCCTGTTCGTTCTTTACATAATCGCTTGGCTAATCGGCCAGCACCCCGAGACCTAGCACCGGCCCCCGTCGATCAATTGGCGGGGGCTTTCAATTGCCCTATAATTGCGAATGCGTCGCAATCTCAATCAGGTCGAGATTCTCAAATCCAAAAAATCTCTATCATTCACTATCATTGTTGCCGCCACATTTAGTTTCCATTTATATATTTACTTCTGTAAGCCCTTGACATCTGCACCCACTGCCCCCATGTATATGATTCCTACAACCGTATCCTTTTGGAGCAATTATGGAACACGCAACTTATATCCGGAAAGCTAAGTCCGAGCGTAATCTGTACTGTATTCGTGCGGATGCCGATTGGCCCACAGCCCCACCATTAAATTTCTCGAAAGG